GGCATTGGCTGCCAGCGCTGCCGAACTAGCCCATGTGTTACTTGCGCTGAAATACGGCACACCGCCGCTTGTGCCCGCTACTGTGAAAGCTGGCGTGGTTGTTGCGGTAGCGACGCTAATGATCCCGCCGGTGAATCCGACACTGGTGACCGTCCCCGTGCTGCTGCCATTGCTTGCGGCGGTGATGCGGCCCTTGCCATCTACGGTGATATTTGCCGTGGTATAGCTTCCCGCCGTTACGGCGGTATTTGCCAATGTTGCCGCAAAGGAACCTGCGCCACTACCCGTCACATCACCTGTCAGTGTGATGGTCTGGTCCCCTGTGTTGGTGCCACTGTTGGTCCCGGTGATGTCGCTGGTCATGGCGATGGTTCCGGTTTTATTCGGCAGAGTCCATGTGCGGTTGCTTGTGATGGTTGCAGTTTGCAGACTGCTGAAAAAAGCTCCGGCAGGTGAGCCGGTGGCAAAACGAACATACGTCGGGCCGAGGAAAGTGAAAGGGCCTGAACCATCAAAAGCGGGGCCTGCATAAACAAATGATCCGTTCAATCCTCCATTGCTGGTGAATAGAACGATTTTCCCGGCATCGGCGGAGTCGTTAATTCCCACTGATGTAGATGTGTAACTAAATGTGCCGCTCCCGTTGTTTGCCAGCACCCCAGCGGCATTTGATAGCGTTCCAAAAGCTGTTAGTTTAGTATTCAGCGGCTGGTAAGTGCTTGCCGCCGTCGTCACTGCCAGCTTTGCATTCAGAGCATTTTGAAGGTCGGTCTGATTTGATAGAGTCCCTGTGATGCTGCCCCATGCACCGCCAAATCCTGTTGCAGTGCCGTTGTTCGTGATCGTGCCGCCCGAGTCAATAGTGACCGTGATTCCCGATGGAATCACAAGATTGTCAGTGATTTTTTTACTCGCTGTTTCCTGCGTGACGGCTTTCGTCGGCGTCGTGGCGGCATGAGCGACGACTGAAAATAGAATCAAGATGGCGGCGAGGTATTTCATTGTATCGGTGATTCGGTAACTGTCTTTTCAAAGGTGGTGATCTTCACCCCCTTCAATGGAGGCTCGCCTGGAGTCTCGGTTTGGAACTGTTGAACCATGCCAGATGCAGAGGTATCGTCAGCAGAGAGAATGACCGTTGGAGCTACGCTGGCCCTTGTTTCGTATCCTGCACGTTTCAGGAATGCTCGGCCTTCGACGGCGGCAAATTCCAACTGGCTAAAAAGATGGTCTCCAAGGTGCTCTTTCAAGCCAGCACCGGAAATCCGCATGACGCCAGGAGTTCCTGAAATGGAAATTTTCGTGCCGTTGACGGTCATGTTTTCGCAGTAGGTCACGAACTCATCAAAGCTTTTGAGATGTTGCGCGAACTTGCCAGTAATGCGATTCAGCACCAGCCCCAGCACAGCCTCTCGTGGCGTCACTGCACCGGTGACAAAAGATGGTTTTGGAGTGTCGTCTGTCGTCATGGTTAGGAAATCATTACCCAAACTCGGGCGTTCGTTGATGCGTTGTAATCGGAAGGCCGCACATAGCCGTTTGGCGCGTCTGTGGCGTTCGTGCCGGACTGCAGTTGCCAAGTGTGGAAAATGGCTGAAACAACAGTGAAGGCAACGCTGCCCGTGGTGATAGTGCCGTTTGCCGTGGCGAGCGACTGCAACGAATCCCCCGCTCCCGTGTATGCCGAGAGCGGTTGAAACGCAGTGCGCTGGTAAATAGGGATAGTCGATGCGGCAGGGGAGGCAATCGGCATTTTCAGCATGAGCCCCATGATTGCGGATGTGACTTGCGACGAGCCTGTTGAAAGCGTCACCGACAATTCAGATGGCACGAACGAAGCGCCGTCCAGCATCTCACGAATACCGGGAGTAGATAGGTTTAGGAACGCCGTTTTCGTCGGCGGGATGATCAATAGCGAGTCGTCAACGGTAAGCGTCGTCGATGCCTGAAAAGCGATCACAAATCCACTCGTTGCAGATCGCATGACCTGACACGGTGCCGCGATCATTTCGAGCGCGGTTTGAATCTGCAAAGACGATGCGGTCAGAGGAATGTAGCCGGTCACGTTGCCGTTGGCAGTGAGGGTGAAAAACCCACTCAACGCGGCAGGGTCAAGAGTCAGCACCCAGACAGCGCCAGAACCCGTTGCCGTGCTTGCTGGCGTCGTGCTGCCAGAACTCCACGCGTCGGGAGTGATGCCGCCGGGGGCCGATTCCATGAGCAGCACGCGCCACTGTGCGGGCGTCGTGGTCGTGCCGTCTGTGATCGTGACCACCGATGCCGTTACCGTGGTTGATCCCTGAAAGGTGATCGTTCCAACGGCCTGAACGCCAGCCAGCGAAAAAGAAAAAATCCAGTCGCCAGGATCACCCGATACGGTGATTCCTCCTGCTGACACAATGCCGGCCATGGGAGAAAGAATAGCCTCCACTTCTGCCGCTGTTGCTCCTGCGGAAATAGGCAGAGAGATTGATCCGCCAAACGTCAGCGTATAAAATCCGAGTTCGGGCCGTGCGTTCGTTGATCCGACTGCCAGCCGGATGTCATAGCCGCTCAAATCGACGGCATAGAATGCGCTGCGGTCATGCTGTGAGCGCCGGTAGCCAGAAAGCTCCACAGGCATCACGTCCCCGTAAACAAACGGCGGCGGCAGCAAAACTGCGTCGGGGCGATCCGTTGACGCGATGAAGCGCCCTTCGTCGAGCAAGATTCGCAGTTTTAGCGGCATGGCCTACACTCTTGCAAATAAGTTGTATCAAGTCAATTACGTTGTGTGGCTCATGAAGGGCCGAAAGCACGCCCGCCAGACAAAAGTATTTGAGTCGTGGGCTGCTGCCGGAAGCGGAATCGTGACAGTGCTCGTTAATGATGTCGCGGTCAAAGCAACAGAGGAAAAGCCTCCGTATGTGAATACGCCGGTTGTGGCGTTTCTCGTTCGTATCGCATATTCAACCGTGCATGCAATCAACGGGTTTCTGAGAGTCCATCGCGCCTCGTAAGTCGTCGATGCTGCCGAGTTGTAAGAGCTTGATCCTATCGTGTGGCAGACTCGCGAAGCATCGTCACCGGGCGGCGTGATTTCCCGCGAGCGTTCATATTGCGCCTCATACCATTTACCAAAGGACGATGTAGGACCAACCGATATGGTTCCATCGTTACGCCATGAGCTTACAATGGTTGGGCCTCCCACGAATGACACTTGAGTATCTCTGTCCTCAAGCAAAACGCGACCGTGGTATCTGGCGGAATAAATTGGCATTAGGCTGCTCCAGGATAAAGCACTGTGCAATCAAGCTTTCCGCTATTGCTCGCATCGTCCTCGAAATAAAGCGAGATGGGGCCGTATCCATTTTGCGATTGAAAAACGCCGTCAACGTAAAAGGCTAGGATGAACTCAAAAGTGCTACCCGTGCCTTTGCTGAGAAGGTCGGCGTCAGTGGGGGCTGTTGCGACCAGGCTTAGCACCACGATCTTATTCGTAAGTTGCTTCGCAAAAAGTCCATCGGGTGTAAGCACCCATGTGCCTGTCACGGAAACGATTACATATTCGTTTCCGGCTCCCGTCATCGTCATGTTTGGCGGCGGGGTATCATTAATTAAGGTTCCGCTTATCAATGGAATCACTCCACCGATGGTGCCGGGAGCCACATAGACTTTCAGCCCGTCGTTATAGACTTGAAGCGCAACAAAGGAAGCGCCGTCGATCGGAATGTCTGGCGTGAAATTGGGAGTCCTGCCATCCACGGAGCTGATAAAATTTCCTCCCTGCTGTCCAGCCGCGAAAGGGGCCGATGCCATGCGCAGTGCATCTTTGGAAAGAGTCAGGTTCATGCTTTTGATTTGATTGGATCGTAAATTTCATCAATCCATTTACGCGGGCCTGACAATGCAGCAGAACGGCTCACCTCGTAATAGACGTTGCCAATAGAACGAATGCGAATGCCGGTATAAAGCCAGTTTCGTTCTCCGCTCAAACTGGGGATGTTCTGACTCAACGTAGCAGACTCAATGATTTTTCCAAGCAGTGCAAACTCGTCGTCCGTAGGCCATTCTTCCTGGATGCGCGTTTGTGACGCAACCATGATAGGGCAGTTATAGGAGCGAACGCCCGCGAAAGGATTTACCTCTCCGCTGTCTGCGGGGTATTCTGGCCGGAATCCTGCGAATCTTCCATCTTGGGAATAGACCGCTCCATTTTCTGGTGCTGTCCTAGTGCCTCCGATTTTGATCCAGTTCGGATGCGAGTCGATGGGCTCAACGGAGCATGTAATGTCAAGAGTCAGGTCGTCGGTGAACTCTGACTTGGTATGCGCTGTGTCCTTGCCTTCGTAATGAAGCTCAATACGAATATCTTCGCACCCGGCCTCTCCTGTATGAATGATAGCACCAGATACCAGTACTACGTTGGCGTAATCATCCGCTGGGTTGCCTTGCTCAAGAATTGCCGCATCGCCGCTGCTCATTCTATAAGCCACATCGTATGAGGCGAGGCCGTTTCGCTCGAAAGCATATCGCGCTCCCGGCTGGCGGATTAGTCCTGTTTCTCCAAAAAGTGGCATATTATTTGATTGTTACATTACCAAGCGATGAAGGGCCGGGAGATTTTATAGGCTGTGCATTTCCCCATGCTGCAATTATTCTAACGTTATCAAGAGTCTCCTGCTGAATCTTAGTTTGTTGCTCTGCATGGCCGATTAAACTTCCTGCGCCAGTGCCTCCACCGCCACCAACTGAGGCCAAGCTAGAAACTCCAAAATTCTGGCTGAAGCTTTGGTTGGAAAAGCCTTCGTTATTTTTGCTGTTCTTCGCGACGCCTTCGAATTTTTTACCTGCCTCTTCGATCTTTGCCCACATTTCAGGCGTTCCGAATGTTACAGATTTGAAAATGTCTTTCAGGCTTTCTGCCAATGATGCTTTTTCTTCCTTCGGCGTTTCCGATGGCTCCGCATATCCAGCCGCGACACCTTCAAGGGTGCTATCACGGTCTTTTTTCATGTCGTTGGCTGTGGACTCATCAAGGAATCCCATCATAACCGCCATGGAGTCGAGCAGGTCAGCGGCTTTGTTGAGAGCGGCTAAAAATCCAAGAGAGAAAAATTCAATCACTCTGCCGAATGCGCTTTGCAAAGTCTCGTAGAGATAGACGCCAATGCTTTTGATCGACTCCCAAATCGTGGAAAGAGCTTCCTCGAATCCCATTGATGCAAACAAGGCGATGCATTTGCCCAAAATTTCCGAGGCATACTTAAACGCAGCGGCGGCAAGTTCGCCCATGGTCTGCCAGAGTTGGCCGTCAACGGCAAGCTGGTATATAATACCAACGGCCTTAGCGATGGGCTCGGCGAAAGCCTGACCCCATGCGCTCAAATCTAGGGCCGCTAGCCTGTCCAGTAGTGGGTTGATAACTGGCGCGATTTGATCCGCGACGCCGAGCCAGAAACCTTTGATCCGCTCGCCCACGGCGAACAGTTTGAGAGAGATGTCGCGGAAAATATTCGCGTCCCGCTCCATGATCTCGGCATTTTTGCCAAGCAGTTTGCCCGCCTCGCTGAAAGTCACGCCCTTTTCGACGGCGGTTTTGAATTGGAGATACTGGCCGGTTGCCATCCCGGTGGCGTGAGCCATGTTCGCCAATTCCTCCCCGGTCATGAAAATTTGAAGGAGGTTGTCCTTCATCGCTCCCGCAAAGGACGCCAGGGCGGAAGCGCCTTTTGTGAATGCACTAGCGAGGATGTTCCCGGCGGCGACAGCCAGCGTATCGCGGATGAAAGATCCCATTTGCTGCGCGATCTTCATCACTGCCTTGCCCCCGGCCTCGAACGCCGAGAAATCGAGCCCAATCGTCGCCTGGGCGCTGCCTTTTTTAGCCATCCTTGAGCATTATTCCAAAATTCTCATAATGCAAACTGATTGCAGTATCGTGCCGGGGCTTGCCGATCTCGCGGTTGATCCAGTCGTGAGCAGCAACGGTCCAGTTGTGGAATGCCTCACGGCCTGCCAGCGAGGGCGGCTGGCGCTCCACGAGCAGGCACCATTTACGGTGGCACGACGAGCAGCCAGTTGAATTATCCTCCACGATCTTTCCCCACGAGGCCAGCCATTGCACAGCGCCTGCCCGTGCCGCGTCGTCAGCGATCTCGGGGTATTGGAGCGCGTAGGCGTGAAGGACGCGCCATAGGGCATTGCCAACGGCTGCGTTCATAGGCCGGAGTCATTCGCGGCCTGTGCCAGTTTGCGGTTGATGTAATCCACCATGTCAGCGGTCTCGGCGTCGAGCGCCTGCTGCATGGCGTTGCCTTTGATCTCTGCCGTATGCTCCGCCCCTGGTTGCTCGTTGATGAGTGTCACCTGCACGCTGGCGCTGCCACGCTTTTGCTCAATTTTGCCACGCTTGGGGCCGTTGACTCGCTTCGGAATCTTGGGGGAGCCGCCGAGTGCTTCCACAGCGGGAAACCATCCCGTGGCGGTGAACATGCGGGCGTTCACGCGGGCGCGGATTTCTGCCTTGATTTGCTTCGCCCGCTTTCCTCCTTTTTTCTGGATGCCGCCACGCACCTTGAGAGCAAAGCCTATTTTCGCCGCATCCGCCTTGATCTGCGCGGCAGTAGGGGCGTTTCCCTTGTAGATCGTGATGAGCTTCATCCCCACATTTTTCGCCCTCCGCTTCACTTCGGTATCAGGATCAACGTTTTTTCGCAGGTCGAGATACTGCTTCAACGCCGCTTTCATGGCGCTGTCGTCGTATGTGAAGGCGTCGGGCATGGGTGAAATTAGCACACAAAAACGCCGCTGGCAAAACCAGCGGCGCTTTCGTTTTCTTCGTGCTGCTACTCGTCTCCCTGCGGCTGAGTCCAGACATCAGCGGTGATGATCCGCTGACTTGTGAGACACACCAGCGGCTGTTGCTGGCGAAGTCCCATCTTGGACTCCCACGCGGCGCGGCGGTCAACGACTCGGATCGTGACAGCTTTGACGCGCTCGTTTCGGTGTGCGCGCTCCTTGGCTGCATCGGTGGCAGCAGTCAGTGCTGCTTCCAGTTCCACGACGCGGGCTTTAAGGCTCGCATCCTGGACGATCACGACGTGCGCTTGCATGCTTCGCAGCTTGGCGGCTGTGTCAGGCATGCGGGCGATGGTCTCGGCGCGGGGCGGCATGCGGAGCGTTTGACGGCTGCGCAGGGTGATGGTTGGCGATTTCGTGTTTCTCATGTGGTTACTTTGGTTCGTTTACCGGGCTACCGGCGGAGCGTGATTCGTAGTGGGAAAGAAAGCGTTCGATTTCATCGGCTACCGTGACGGGCGGGCCGTTTCCGAGGATTTGCCCCTCACCGGTCCCGCACATCCAGCCGATGCACAGGGAGTCGATGAAAGGATCTTCTTTTTTGAGGGCGTTGAGTCGTTCGAGGAATGATGGATTCATATTTTTGCTTTTTTCGGTCTGCCTCGAGGGCGAGAGCCGGGTTTAACGGGTGCCGCGCCGTTTTTTCTCACGGCCTCGGCTTTTTTGCGGGACTTCGCCGCCCCCATGATGGAGGCGGCGTTGATTTCGTCGGCATGGCCGCATTGTGTGCATGTGTGAGTCATGGCGGTTAGCGGGAACCGGAAAGCAGGGCAAATGGCGGGCGGATATTTAGTCCGCAGGGGCCTTTTGTGCTGTTTAGCCGTTTTGCTGTCTGTTTTCTTCAGCATCCACCTCGTAGCGAATATCGCTGCCGTCTTCCGCCCTGATGCTGTACGTGACGTAGGAGTTTTGTCCGTTTGCGCGACGTACAGCCTTGGAGTGCTTGATGCGCTTCGCGACCGCTGTAGCAATGGTGCGATGGGTGCTGATAATGGTATTATTAAAGGTGTCGGTAAGGATGATTTTCATATTTTCGTTTCTTAGTGGTTTGCTCTGACAAGTGATAATAACCTAACGCTTGGTTTACGCAAGTGAAGAATGAAATATTTCTGAAACTTTTTTTGTAATCGCCTCTTTTGACAGTGAGCACGGGAAAATTCAGAAAGCGCATTTGACAGTGAGCACGGGTGATTCTCCCTCTTGACTGTGCCTTTCAGTCAGTGCATAATTCGCCCGACTCCAAAAGAGTCTGCTTCGGGTGCAACTGGAGCCAATCCAGCTATCCCGAAGCGAAAGCCTGATTTCCGTCTGCACCCCGGAGTCAGGCTTTTTTCATGTCCTGATTCTTGGCCCTCTCAGTCAAAGGGGCCAGCGAAGCGGAGACGCCAGCAACGCGACTATGCAGCCGGTGAGACGGCAGTGCTTAACACCGCGTCAAACGTGCTGGACTCGCAGGGAGCCGTCATAATACGGTGCTAGTGCGAGGATAAACAAAACTGGCAGGGTTCCCCTCGTCCTTCCCGCTTACCAGTGGGGAGGAGGGAGGGGTTTGCCTGAATGCTGACGCGAATCTATTCCTTCCCACGCAAAGCCGCCAGCAACAGTCCCCGCGCCTGCTCTGTCACGTCCTCGGCAACGTCGTATTCGTCGATCCAGACCGGATGAGCGCCGTTATTTAGGGCCAGGGCGCAGAGATACTGCTGCCCCCGTGCGAACGGAAGCCTTTTCAAAAGCTCCGCCTCACTCATGCCCAGAGGCCCCGCCAAGGCTATGACGTAACCGGCGCGGAAGCAGGGTCGCGCTTTTTTTTTGCATCGCCATCGACTGCGGGGCCATCGTCATTCTCCACAACGGCGGTTGAGCGGTTGATCTTCGCAAACTCGGCTTGCACGTCAGCCATCGCCTCCATGATCTCCGCCATGGTCTTTTCATTCATCACCCGGCGCCGGAGTTTGGCGAGATGGGTAATATCATCGTCGCACGCATCCATTTCGGAATCTTCGCACGTCAGGAGCGCGATAACCTCCGCGATTTTCGGCACGATGGCCCCGGCTTTCGTCGGATCAAACTCGGCGCTTTTTGGCGACAGGATGAGATGGAATTTTTTGGGGTCAATGCCGATGGATTTGAAGCCAGCGGCCCCGGTGATGAAGAAATTGTTAGCACGACGGAGGATGTCTACGACGAGCGCCGTCACACGGCGGCATGGCTTGAATCCCACGATTGCAGCTTTTGTGCCGCTGAATGCGTCGTCAAGGTTCTGCTCGCGTTGAGCCTCGGGGGCCAGTTTGGATGCGTCTAGGAGTGCCATGGTGGTCAATCTGCGCCACGGAAAAGCCGCTCGCTCCTCCGGTTGGCGGTGGTTTCGGATTCGAGCGGGTTAAGCGTCACAGCCACGCCGTTTCTTTTTAGCGATCGGCAGAATTTCAGGAAAGGATTGCGGTTCAGCTCCTGGATGCTGTCACACATGACGCACCAGTTACAGAGATGGTCGTAGAGGACCTGGATCACGAACTGCAAAGAAGCATCGACGCCGCCGCGCTTCACTCGTTCGGCCAGGTCGGTCATTTCGGCGCGCTCGCTGCTGTTGATCGTTCCAATCTCGTTTTTCTGGCGGAGTTTCGCCAGTGCATGCCCGGCGGCGACCATGGAGCACGTCAGGCGCTTAAAAAGCGGATGCTCGATCTCATACGCGAAGGAAATTTCCACCGTCGCAAGGTCATTCATGCCGCCGACTTCCGTAATTCCCTTTTGCGTAACTGAAACGATGCGTTTGGCGTCGTAAGTGACCATGATCGGCAGCGTGCCACGAGCGGGAAAGCCGAGACTGCCAAGGGAGCAAGCCAGCATCGGGTCTTTCGTTGACCATATGCCGGTTGCGGGCGCGAGTTGATCTAAAAGCCCGAGGGCAGACATTAGATGCCGTCGTTATTCTCGGCGCTGGCGCGGAACTTTGCCCATTCGCCTGCCGTCTCGGTGTAGTCCGCGCTGACGCAGACGTAAACACTACCGGGTGAGGCCATGTTGCCGGTCCACGCGGTGCCAGGTGCCGTCATCGACGCGCCCACGACAGAAACGCAGATGCCGCCAGCTCCGCCGCCGGTGATCTCGCCCTCGGCGTCGTGCGCAGACATCACATTTTTCGTGAACCCCTGCACATTTTGCCCGCAGGCATCGACGGTCTTTTTGTATTCGCAGGTGGTTTTTGCAGAATACGATTTCGCGTTGATGCCGGAAATCGTGCCGACACAACGAGAGAGAAAAGCGGTGGAGCCAAAATTAGCCATGATAGTGTGCGGTGAAAATTACAGAACAGGTTTCTTCAGTTTTGCCGCCGCGTTGAAAGTTTGCCCCATTGCAACTAATTTGCAAGAGTAAACCGCCTGATGGGCTTTGTCGGTGGGCGTGCTGTCTGTCGATGTGACGCGGATTTCGTAGCAATGCCAGTCGTTACGGATGGCGGAAAGTTCGGCAGAAAGCTGCTTCCAATGGATCGACAGAATCTCTTCGATGGCTGCGCATTTCGCCTCGTAATCGGTCAGGCTGTCTCCCGCAGGGAGCCGCACGGGGTAGAGCAACGTGATTTCCGCCTCAACGGCATAGACTCCTGACGGCGGGGCATCTTCCTCGCCCTGCTTGCAGGCAATGATTATGTCACCGTGGCGTTTTAGAGATTCCCCGGCCTGCTCGCGAAACTGGACGTTGGCAAGCACAGGATGAGCCTGGAATCGAGCAATCAAAGCCAATTCCGCTTTTTTCGTCAGCTTCATGTGCTCGCGTCCTCCGGTTCGCAGGTGGCAATTAGCTCATCCCCGTTTTCGTCGAATCCTTCGCTAATGGATGTGATGGTGAAGTTTTTCCACTCGCCCTTTGCCATGATGGCAACGGTGTGATGCTGCGCGGGGCGGTCCTTGTCGTTAAATTGAGATTGGCTGAAAACGAGGGTGATTGTTCCTGTCGCGCCCATGCCGCCAGCTTCCAACGGCATGCCCGCTTGCCCATCGTCCAGGCTGGCTTGGAACTCTACGTTGTCCCATCGCACCGTGACTGTCAGCCACGCCAGAGAGGCATGGAAGATGCGGTTTAGCTCCGCCTTGTCAGCGCCGAGGATGGTTCCCGATGGCAGCACGCCTTGCCAGTTCGCGTCGTTCGCCTTGCGGTTGGCGTCCCAAAATCCAGACGGATCATTCGCGTAAGCCGGTGCTGGCTTCTGCTGATTTTGGGGGCTGTTGACAGTGCGTGGCATGTTCAGTAGGTGCCAGGGATGGGATAGAGTGCGCTGCCCTCGTGTTGCGCAGCACACCGCCGGTCGATGAGGATTCGCCCGCCGATGGAGCGCCATAGATCACAAAAGGCGAAGTCGTCAGAATGTCCACCGAGAAGATTGCGCCAGAACTCCCACGATGGACGGCCAGTCTGTGCGCAGGTGTATGCTTGAACGTGATCCTTCAGCATCTCGAAAACGGAGCGATGCACGCGCATGAATCCTCGCGCCGTGCGCTTCACTTCGCAGAGAATTTGTTCCCCGTGGAACGGCTGCGGGTTTTCTGGCAGCGGTTCTGCTGGATAGGTCAGCCCGACTTCCTTCTTTGGGTAGATGCCAAAAACAAGCAGCTCGTCATGCGAAAGCAGGAAGTCGATTTGCTGCCGCGTGAAAACAACGTCGGTGTCGATGATGATCATCTCGTCGCACTCGCTTTCGAGAAACGCAGAGGCGGCCATGTTCATCGCACCGTCTGGGTAAGGATAGCTGAAGCTCTGCGCGACGAATGCGCGGCCAGAGAATGCGCCGAGCATTGAGATTGCCCAACTCGTGCGGGAAAGTCCCATACCATTATCCACTATTGGAATGTAAAAAGGCTTGCTCATTTGGTGATGTTGGAAAGAAAAAAACCCCAAGAATAGAAGCGGCGGCAACTACACGAGGGGCAATTCTGCGCGCCATGACGCGTCGCAAATTATTTCACTGGGTCGAATGCGAGGCGGAAATCAGCGTCCGTCCCCTGCCAGGTATGAGCGGTATTTTTCGCCGTGTGCGTCATTTCGTAGCTGTTCGGCGCGTGGATGCACAGAGCATACCGCTCGCCGGTTGCACGATGCACAAAGATGCCATGCGTGTATTCGTGGTCGAGCGGCTGCGCCGGGTCGATAACATCCGCTTTTTCAGGAGTTACGATCACCGGCAGCAATGACGGCGGAGGCGCGGGGCGGTTCGCTTCGTCGTCGAGTTCAAGCGCGGCGCGCAGATCATGCACGCTGCCGTTAAGGTCGATGTTTGCGCCGGTCTCGTTTCGCTGATTCGCGATGTCGAGCGCCTGCTTGCGCGAGAGGTTGTCGTATTTAGCCATGGATATTTACGAGGTGTTGTTTGGGTGAAGCGTGGAAGTAAAACGGGGCGCTCCGCCTTTCAGCAAAGCGCCCCGCTGAGAACAACCACACGAAGAAATTAGCTATACTGCGTTGCGATGAGATCGCCAGCGCGATTATTCGTCAGCGTAGGCTTATGGCTCATTTCGATTCGCAGAACTTCCGACTTGCGGGCAAGGTCGGGATACTGCTCGACGTAATAGCCACCTGCACCGGTGAAGTCGTGAGCGTCCTTGGACAGCGAAGGCATGCCGGAGGAATCGAAGCCGTTCCAGAACACGTTGGCCCCGATGCCGGAGAGCGTTGGAACCGCCACGCCGTCTGTCTCGCTTGCAGTGCCAGTGTTGCCAGCTTTGCAGACGAGCATGTAGGTGTTAGCCCAGATCGCAGTCAGCGACGGCGTGGCGCCATCGGCGGCGCTGTTGTAGTAGTTGTCGCCCACGAGAACCTGCTTGATGCCGTAGGGTGCAAGGCATGAGGTGAAGTTCGCGAGATTGACTTCCGTGATGGCGTTGTAGGTGCCTCGCACGAACTGGAGTGTGTTCTGGCAGGTGCCGACACGATACCAGACCGGGCCGGACATCACAACCGTATCAGGGCGCTCGCCGTTGGCGATGATGCGGCGGATGGAGGCAAGGATGTCCTGGATCGGATTCATCCCTGATGCACCGAGCACGTCACGGTTGGCGGCGGTGTAGGCAACGCCGCTGTTCGCCGCGGAACCCGCAACGTAGAGACTGCCGCTGCCGACAGTCGCGGCAGCGATGAGGTATTCTTTCGTCAGAGCGCCGATCTCGGAGCCGAAACGGCCAGCGAAGAAGCTGAGAACGTCGAAGCGATTGGCGTAGTCGAGCACCATTTCACGCGGCACCATGATTTCGACACCACGAGGAGTGACGGTCAGAGTGGCGTCGCCAAACGTGGCGGACATGCGCTGGTAGCTCGTGCCCTGCGCGCGAATGTATTTGTCCGCGCCGATATGGCGAAGGCCGAGGCTCCCGCCGAGCGTGGCCTTGACCATGTGAGCATTGCGCCAGTTGATGCCGAGTCCGCCGAGAAGTTGATCACCGATACAACCCTGGACGGCCCCTTGACCCTCCACGATTGCAAGGCCGAGTTCTTCGCGTGGAGTGGCACCGGATGTAGGATAGGCGGGCATGACTTTTTAGTTTTGAGAGGTGATTTTGAAGAGGGGTGGATTATGCGACGCTGAACAGCTTCACCGATCCAAGCACGGCATCAGCGGAAGCGGCCTGCACCCACCGGCCCATGAGAGCGGCATTCGTGGAGGTCTTGGAAAACTTGCCGGACGCAGCGGCATAGGCGAGATCACCGATGGCACATGCCTCAGATGCGAGCGCCGGAACGATGCCCTCGTTTGCATCATAGGCCGCAATGACCTGCGATGCAGCGCCGTCAGTGGCAAGGACATAATCCCCACGAGCGGTGGCATCCTGAACAGCGCAGAGGCCAGAAGAGTTGGTCGTGACGCGAACGCCACGAACGGCGCTGGCGGCGGTGAGAGTAACGGTGAGGAGCGAGGCTCCGGTATCACATGCAAGTTCGGCCATATTGTTAGGAGGTCAGAAGTGGGGGCGTCGGGTGAGGGTGATTAGGAGCGGAACTTGTGATAGAGGTCCGGCTTGTCTTTCGCCATGCGGGCGATGGCGGAGGCGCGATTTGCACAACCCGTGGAAAGCTGGGTGGCGATGAAGGTTTCGCCGTCTTCGATTGCTGTCGGAGCAGCGGCCTCGCCAGTCTTGACGAATCCCGTTGACAGTTTCGTGAATGTGTCGTTGGCGACTTTGAGCGCGGCCTTTTCGATCAGCGCGTTCATTTTCTCCTGAGCGGATTCATCGTCCTTTTTCTTGGCATCTTCCTCTTTCTTCTTGTCCTCGTCGCTTTTTTCAGCGGGCGGAGCTTCGAGCTTGGCGAGACGTTCCTCGATTGTGCTGCTGCCCTTGGCGGTGGCAACGGCCTTGTTGATCATATCGCCAATGGCGGTCAAGTCTTCGGGAGAGAGGGGCATAGATTCAGGTGGTGATTCGATTTCTTCAAACAATGAATTAGTCGCCGCCGGACTGTCCACGAGGTCAATGCTACCCAAACGCAAACAATTTGCAATAGCAATTTTCTTTCCGGTGGCATCCTTGCCCATCGTGTATGCACTTTGGAAGTCGATGGAGTTGCCGAACTCGTCAGCGAAACGGGAGGCGATGCCCTCCACAAATGAGCGGTGCGGAGTGCCTTCGAGGAACCTCAAATCAGCGTAAACATTCGTTCCTTCCACGCGGAAATTGGAGTAACCGCCGAACGTGTCGCGCACGGTTTCGCCGTGGTCGAGTTTCGCTTTCACCTCGGAGCGCGAGTTGCCAGACTGCGCGACTTCCGCCAGTGTCTGCGCGGTGATGTAGATGGGGATTTTCTCCAGCTTCTCATGCGCGGCGTCGTCAGGATTGAACGGACGCAGCTTGCCGTTTTGCTCAACGCAGAAATGCCCCTTGGCCGGCCCTTCAGATATCACGAGCACGCTGTTGATGCCATCGCTGCCAACGGTCTGCTTGGCTTCAAACAGGGTAAAGAACTCTGAACGAATGATGTTTTTCTTTTTCATGATTTGTTATCCTCCGGTGGTGAGAACGGTTTCTGCTGTCGGGTTTGCGTTCAGAGCATGGAGCACGCTTTCTGCCACATCTTTGATGTTTGGATCATCGGGATCATCATCTGCCAGCGCCGTTGTTATTTCCGCAGTGATGGCGGGCACGTCCTCACTGACGCCATGCTCCCAGAGTTGCACAAGCTGCGGATATTTTTCAGCGTCCAGGCCGTCAACCCAGTCGCCAAACTCAGACCAGCCGAGATTGGAAGCGACCTGGTATTGATTGCCGTCTTCGTCGAATTGGATGTAAAGACTCATCGTGCGCCGGGTGGGAGTTTTCGCGTTGGAGTGTCGAACAAAGATTTCAATTCAGCAACATCCTTCACTTGATGCATGCCGTTGAAACGAAATGAACCGTAACCTCTGCGGTAGTAGATTTTTCTTTTTGATTCATCGTGCTTGCCTTCACCCTTCGCATTAAATACGGCGGAATCGTCAATCACGACGGTGTGAATGGTGGCCTTGTTTTTACGCTCCCATGATTTCTTCCGAGCGATAGCATCGCCCTTCATGGTTATTTTACCGTTGCTGTTGGCAACAACGGTTTTCAATTCGATGCCATGCTTAACAACGCCGTTTGGTCCGGCAATAGCGATGTCAATAGGCTCGCCATCTGGGAAGGAGACTCCGCCAAGACTCTTCGCCATGCGCGGCTCGTTGTGCTCTTCGGCGTAGCGTTGGATGTGCTTATCAACCATCACATGCGCTGCTTTTGCCCTCTGTGATTTCTCACTCAGAGCGGGGACCGCTGTTTTGTTTGGCGTAGCTTTCGCAGGAGTTCGCGAAGCTGTCTTCGTGTCTTTTTTGGCGGGATCGCGCCCGCCACCACCGGGGCCAAATTCTCCATCCTTGGCTCTTGGGTGTTTGCCTTCGTCCCATTTTTCATCAAGGCGCGTCCGCAAATCATCAAGCCTGTCACTGAGTGATGCCAGCTTAGAATCTACGGGCTCACTTTTTTTTTGAGCCTCTTCGGGTTGATCTTTCGGCGTTGGATTCGGCCCCATCATCTGAATGTGAGGCATCACGTCCTGCCATGTCATGGCAACGCCAGTGCTGTCTTTGATGCGTTGCGCGGTGCGGATAGCGCGCTCCATCTTGCTCTCCGCTTCGTATTCAAGCTCTTGATCCACGTCATCCCAATATCGGCCTTCCTCTGCGCAAATGTCAGCCATGGAGCGGATGCCCTGAGCATTCTCTTTGAGGTTCGCGTCGGACTCGCGCCCCACGTCAACAGACGAGCGAGCGGGGAACATCCATTGCCCCTTATCCCAGTTTTTCACATACGGGATTTCATCGCGCATGATGCCGGAAAGGAGCGCCTTATTTTTGATCTCGTCGAGCGCCGTACGTTGCAGCCACCGCTGCCCGATAGGGCCGTCCTCAAACGTGCGGCTCGCCCATTCGCCAATTAGTCGCGTGTAGGTGCCAGGGAGCCCCATCATGACGTAAACGAAGGGCAGCGGCAGGTTGAGCGCGCCCGCGATCTGCTGAAGCTTCACAATCATGAAGTCCATTTCTTGGGGCGATGGCGTCTTGCCCTCGATCATCTTCACTTCCATTCCCGGCTCGCCGTAGAGCACTTCACCGGCGGCCATCGGTTGCAGCCGTCCGCGTGTCACTGAGTTGCTTGGCTCATCGAGGTAGTTCGTCGATGGCTGCGGAGCCATGCCGTTGGCTGTGTTGATCTGGCCGACTTTGAAACCTGCCCACTGAATTTTATTAAGCCATGCCTTTTCGATGCGGCGGAAGTCGGCGGCATCGTTCAATACCGCATGGAATGGCGTCTTGGCTTTGTATTCGTCAGAGCGAGTCACCGGGTTGAGGTGGCTGAAATGTGAAGCAGGAACCTCGTCAACGAAAATGAACTGGCTGTTTACCGTCTGCTTGTAGATTCGGTATGCCACGGGAGCGCCGTTGGCGTCGATCACGACTCCGCGAATCACATGGTTGTTGCCGCTCACGACTTGACGCGGGTTGCCGATGTTTTCACCCTCCACGTTTTGAATCTGGAAGGTTCCGTCTGGGTGATGGTGATGAATGATGCCGTGGTCGCCTTGCACGAGGCACCCACTCACTCCCATGTTCATCTGGTCAACGAAATGGAACCGGCGCGTTACATCCGATTTCTTTGCCCACTTCTGCCAGAACTCGCGATAAAGCGCATTCTCCTTTCGGGTGCCGACCTGGGGAATGTATTGGAGATTCCCCACGACGTGCATCTTGAATCGGTCAATGATGCTTTTGATGAACGAGGAATCTCGAGCCAGTTCCTCGGCTCGCTGGATCATCGCCACGCTTTCAAGCTGGTGAATGATGTTGTCAGGTCCGCGTAGAGGCTGCGGAGGCGGGCGCTCCCGTCCTGAGCGTGCGGCCTCGTAACTGAGCTTTGTTCGCTGCTCGCGTGCAGCAAGTCGGGCGCTCATCCACGCGGGGGAGATGATGCCGATTAAGCTGTCAATGCGGGTAGGATTCATCCCTGTGAAAAGTCGGTGTAGTTCGACGCATAGCCGAGGTTTCCGTTTGCCGCGTTCTGTGCCTTCCACGCGATGGCGGCGGCGATGTTTGCAAGCTGGTCGTGCAGGTCGCGCTGCGTCGCCATAGCAACATTCCTGCCGTTCATGCTGTGAGACTGCCCTGCGCCTTCAATAGCCTTGATCTGCTGAAGGCACGAGGATTTCAACGCCTGAAGCGTCTCATCGTCCATCGTTCGATAGCGAGAATCAAGGGGCATTCAGGTGGCTGGTTATGCGTGCGCGCCGACTCCGCCGATGATGCCGAATGAAACCGTCGTCGTCGTGTTGGTCACGAAAAGGCAGGTGGTTTGATTCGCGGTGGAGATGTCGGCCAGAGGGCAAAGCATGCCAGGGGTAGCAGACTGGAAATGCGGAATACCGAGGCCGAGGGAATGCGTTCCGATGGCAAGATTTGGGTCAGAGGTGATCACCTGCAAATTTTGCCCAATGCCTGCGGTATTTCCAGCGATGCCGGCGACAGGAAGTTTTGTCGCATCATTGCCGTCCGCGAGCTTGTATGTGGCCGTGGCTGTGTCGAGAAAGACGGTCTGCCCGCCGTTTACTGCCGCCCCGGCCTTGCCGTTGAGTTTTACCGCCAAGGCGGAAGGGACAACGCTGCCCGCAGTGATAGATAGATCAGCCATAGTGACTGATTATTGCAAACAACTTGCATTAAGTCAATGCCGGGAAAATTAACCCGTTGCCGCTGGCTGGGTGTCGTCGGACAGTTCAGACGGCACAATACCGAAAAGGGCAGCGAGCACCAAATTCATTTCTTCGCAGGCTCGAATATGGTCGTCAGCATAGACCTGGTGCCAGCCGGTTTCAGTCGCTCCGGTGCGTTTGTTGAGGACGGATTTCAGCACCCACGAGTTGAGCTGGCTGAGGTAATCAGTCTGTCTTTTATTCGTCCCTTCGAACGTAATACCATGGATGTCGTCCGGCAGCTCCCACTTGCTACCCTGCCCGAGCAGCCGGTTGTATAGCGTGCTCCGCGCCCAATTTTTCGAGAAATGGAATCCCTCGCTGAACAGCGTCCCCTGCCGGTTCGTGCCGGTGAAAACGTCGATGAGGTCTTTTTTACCGAATGGCTTTTGAATCGCAGTGATGGCACCGGGGGCGCGGTGGTCGTAGTGCTTCCGCGATTCGTCGGCCATGAGCCAGAAATACCCATTTCGTGCGCAGATTTCCCGCACCTCCTTGCCCTCATGTCGGCAGTCAACGCCCACGCGGCGGGGCAGGACGCCGTAGAGCCTGCGCGTTTCTTCCACCTCGCCCCACGTATTGCAACGCTGTGCCGCAACGAGCCTAGATGCCCCTTCCTTGCTCCATGCACGCACGACAACCCACATGTGCCGCCCGTTCTTCGATTGCACGTCAACGGCCATGAAACGGGCGTGCTCGTCGTCCCATCGGAAGGCGTCCGCCACGGAATAGCCGCCGGTAACGATGGCCTGGGTGCCTCCGCTGACACGATTCTCCCACGTCTGCGCGAGGCGTTTTACGATGAAATTTCGCAGCAAGGTCAAGTCTCCGGTCTTTTGCCGCTCAATGGCTTTGATCCAGCTCTCCACGATCACCTCCCAAGCGACCCACGGAGCCGCTAATTGCGACGCGGTGAAGCTGCGGTTGTCGGGGGATGCCGTTGGATTGCCGATGATGTAGGAGCCGCGCCGGTTCATCTCCATTCGATCCGTGAGGTTGTCGCGGATCTCACAGCCGCACCCTTCGTGCGGGCATTTGAATTTGACCGTCTTGCGCACCTCCTGAAAATTCCACGCCTTGCCTTCCGGCTTCGTGATGTCGTTAGCTTCCCACACCAGCACACGCGGCTTTTCATTCCATCGAGGTCTGACAAGCTTCCCGCACTCGGGGCAGCCAATGTGCCATTCCTCCTGTGTCCCCGCGTCAAACGCAAGCTGCTGCTCGCTGCCCTCGTCGCCAGCGGTCGAGGTGTTGAGAATTTTTCCGTCCCAAAATGCGGAGCACCGGTCGCGGGCTTGATCGTGCATGCCCTTATCCCACAAATGCAACTCGTCGTTGATGATGTATTTCGCGCTCTTGCCCTGCGTGTTTGATTCGTTCGCCCCGAGGAATTTCAGATACATGTGAGCGAGCGCCGCCTCGTCCTTTCGCTTTGCTGCGTGCGTATCCGGCCAGAGTGACCGGAGGGCGGGCATGGGGCGAACGCGCTTCAAAACTCGATCTTCCGCGAAGTCGTGTGCGTCGTCGTCGGTCTGGCAATAAACGAGGATGTTGCCGGGGGCGTGTCGGACGATGTAGGCCACGAACATCTCAGAAAGCAGGTTCTTTCCCATCTGCGCTGCCAGTTGCAACGTCACCTCTCGAATGCGCGGATCACAAAGCGCCGCCGCTGGCTCCGCTAGATACGGGCTGTTGTCGATGCGGAAGACGCCGGAGATTGCAGCCTCGGGGCCGAGTTGGTAATGCTCTTCCGCGAAGTCGATCAATGGGGAACGCGGGATCATTCAGACTCTTCGAGAAAGCCCTTCACCCGTTCATTGAGTTGCGCCGCCGCTTCCCCGTTACGCTCATCGAGGTATTCCGCCACGTCGGACAATATCACTTTCGCGGCTTCGAGTTGCTGTTCAGGAGTGCTCATAGTTTTACGGTCTGGTTTATTTCAGGGAGCCCATACGGCTCCCAGTGATCGCCTTTGTCGATGATGTGCCAGCGTCGAACGCCTTCCGGTGTTTTCTGCGTGACCCTCGCGAACTCGTCATGCCTCATCCTCACACGCAGTTTGCCGGAGAGTCCCTTAATGGGCTTCATCCCTTGAATGCCGACAACAAACGGGATTCCTGCCATTCGATAGTTCATGGTGGTGGTGTTGGTTTCTGATTCATCGCCGCTTCGGCCAGCCACGAGGGTACAAGTCCCGCCCGTGTGCCGATGTCAAATGCCAGCGCCTGCGATTCTCGAATGATTGGATCAATGATATGCGCCACGTCCCCCGGTTTTTCAAGCCCCACGATACGCGGCACGGCGGTGCGGATGGCGTCAGACAGCCCGACCTGATGCCACGCGAGGAATGCGCGGGCATGTTCTACGACTTCCTCACGGGGGATCAGCTCGCCAGCGTCCCGCTTTGCCATTTCGATGTTCATCTCGTAGCGGAAAAGCTCCCGTGATCCTTTCAGCCATGCGTTCACCGCCTCGCGCCTATCCTCCGCTGTGGCCTCGTCGGATTCCAGTAATTCCATGAACTCCGCATGTGACGCGGCCTCGTATTCCTGGAGCCGTTTCAGCGCCGGACCAGCGCCGAGGCTTTTCAGTTCGCGCATGTCGAGCAGGTTTTTTACCTTGGACTCGCGCTGCTTGCGGGGATTTTCTGCCAGCCACTTTAGGACGGTCGGAATGTGAGACGCCCCATTTCTGCGGAATCCGAGACAGCCTCCATTTTTAGCCCGCTTGATTTCCGCCAAAGGAACGCCAGCCGCCGCCGCCGCTCCTGACAGCGTCGATTGCCATTCCGTCTGCACGGTCTTTTTAGTGTGGGGACTACGTTTTTTC